ATGTCAACAAAAAGAACAGTTAATTTAATTACTGAGGCTTTCAGTGATGAAATGTCAAGCCGCCGTAAGTATGAGTTAAAGAATAGAAACGGTGAAACAATTATTGATTTGTATTTCCCTCCATTAACAAGGCACGACAGGCAACGGGCGCAAGCGTCAGCGGGAACAGATGAAGCGTTAACGGTATCAACCCAATTACTTTGTCAAATGGCAGAGTTAGAAGACGGAAAAAAAGCTTTTAATGTGGCTGATGCTCCAAATTTGCAAAGAGAATTACCTGAGAATGTATTGAATGAAATTGAATTATTTTTGTTTGATGTTCAGATTGATTTAGATACAGCAAAAAAAAGCTAAAGGGGAATAATTGGCTTTACTTTGAATTTTTCCTAGCAACAGAATTAGGCCAAACGGTTAGTGTTCTTAGGTCATCAATGACTGAGGAGGAACTTGTTTATTTTGCTGCTTATTACGAGATAAAAGCGGAGGAAGAAGAAAGAGCAGCTAATCGAAGCAAAAGGAGCTTATGAGGTTAAACTATATAAAAAGGTTTGTGTAAGTAGTGGCTCAGTCAAATGTAAAACTTATTGTTGACGGCTCACAGGCAACAAGAGCCTTAAGGAATGTTCAGGGCCAAACTAATAAATTACAATCAGCCATAGGTGGATTGCAAAAAGCATTAGCGTTAGGCGGCCTTGGGTTGTTAGCAAAAAATTCAGTCCAAGCAGCCTCAAATTTTAAAGCATTGCAAGTTAGGTTGCAGCTTTTAACTTCAGAATATGGTGAATTTGCACAAGCTCAACAAGTTGTAGCAAGGGCACAAAAAACATTTAATTTAAGTATTACAGAAGCAACTGCTGGCATTGCAGATATTTTTGCAAGATTACGACCATTAGGAACATCATTAGAAGATATTGAAAGTACTTTCGTAGGTTTTAACACTATTGCAAAACTTTCAGGTGTTACAGGTCAACAAGCAAGCGCAGCATTCACGCAGTTAGCACAAGCATTAGGTTCTGGAAGATTACAAGGTGATGAGTTTAGATCAATAGCCGAGCAAGTCCCTGGTTTATTAGTAGCAATTTCAGAAGAAACAGGAATTGCAACAGGAAAATTAAAAGAGTTTGCTTCTAAGGGTTTACTTGAATCCGATATTGTTTTAAGAGCATTAGCAAAATCAGCAGAAGAAGGATCAAACAAGATTGCAACTTTAATGGCTAAGTCTCCTGCTGAAAAAATTAAAGCATTGCAAAACTCATTAGAGCAGTTAAATATAGAACTTGGTGATAAATTCTTGCCAGCCGTTGCTGATGCTGCTCTAGCACTGGCAAAACTAACAAATTCTTTTATTGATTTTATTAATTCAGATGCAGGTCAAGCAACAGCGATTATTGCAGGTTTTGTTTTAGCCTCTCAAGCTTTATCTGTTGGATTACCTTTATTAGCTGGAAGTTTAGGTTTATTAATTGCAAAATTAAAAATGACTGCTTTATCAGCAGCATTAGGATCTACAGGGTTGAAAGGGTTAGCAGCAGCAAACTTTTTAGCAACAGCCAGCGTTGGGAAATTAGTTATTGCCATGACTGCTTTTAAAGTTGCTTTAGCATCTACAGGAATAGGACTTGCAGTATTAGCTGTTGGAGCATTTACAACGGCAATTGTAGGGGCCATTAATAAACAAAAAGAGTTAAATAATGCAATCAAAGATGGTAGCGAAACAGAAGTTAATAAGCTTTTAAAAGAACAAGAGAAAAGCAGAGAAAAAATTGAAAAATTATTAGAAAAAGCAAATGGAAGACAGAAAAAAAGTTTACAGATGAAGCTTCAAGAAATAAATCAAGATATAAAAATGTTGGAGGGTAGAAAAACAACTTTAGAATCTGACAAACTTATCAATGAGAAATTAAAAGAAAGGCTTGATATTCAAAAAGAAAGTACAGAAGAAATAAAAAATCAACAGACTGAAACCGATAAATTAAAAGAAAAAATGACGGCGGTAGGAGAAGAGATTGAGTCAAGTATCAAAAACAATCTTAGAGAAGCAATTACAGGGGCACAGTCATTTGGTCAGGCAATGACTAATGTTTTAAATAGAATTAGAGATAAGATCATTGATGCACAACTTGAAAAATTAATTGGAGGTTTTGGCGAGGCTTTTGGTAAGTCAGCAGGGGGAGGCAAAGGCAAAGGAATTGGTGGTTTCTTAGGCAGTGTCATTGGTGGTTTATTTGCGAATGGAGGAAGACCACCTGTAGGAAAAGCATCAATTGTTGGGGAGCGTGGTCCTGAATTATTTGTTCCTTCAGTAGCAGGTACAATTGTTCCAAATAACAAATTAGGAGGTGGCGGCACTAGTAACATTGTTAATGTTTCAGTTGATGCCACTGGCTCAGCAGTCTCTGGTAACAATGCAGATGCACAACAATTAGGCGTTTTAATTGGTGCAGCCGTTCAGAATGAATTAATTAAAGAAACACAACCAGGAGGACTATTAGCAAGATAAAATGGCAACTTTTCCCTCAATCAATCCGACATACGGGCAACGCAAAACAAGCCAGCCGAAGGTAAGAACAACCCAACTAGGAGACGGGTACGAATTTCGCACAATGATGGGCTTGCCTTTAACGCAAGACCCAAAAACTTTTGACCTTGTATTTACAGTTAGCGAAACAGAAGCAGATGTTATTGAAGGTTTCTTGAGAAGTCGAGCGCAAGATCAAGCAAGCTTTACTTTTACACCTCCAGCAGAAGGTTTCACCAAGACAGGGACTTATTCTCAATCAGGTACAACCGTAACAATTACAATTACAAGTCATGGGGTCGCTATTGCTGACCTTTTAACAGTTGATTACACCTCTGGATCAGCAACAGATGGAGATTTTGTTGTTGCCACGGTGACAGATGACAATGTTTTCACAGTGACAGCAGCAGCAAGCGCAACAAATAGCGGTAATGTTTCAATCACCCTCTCAGGCGCAGGGCAATATGTTTGCCAGTCATGGATTAAGACAATACCCTATGTGAATAGAGCTGTTATTAATTGCACTTTTAGAGAAGTGTTTGAACCTTAATCTATGGCGATACCAGTTTCAGACCTTCAAAAAATTAATCCTAGTTCAATTATTGAACTTTATTCAATGACTTTAGTTAGTGCCTTACATGGTTCAACAGATGTTCATAGATTTCACTCAGGTGTTGGGATGAATAGCAACGCTTCAATTATTTGGCAATCAAACACTTATGATCGGTTCCCAGTTCAGGCAACAGGGTTTGAATATACAGGGATAGGAAGACTGCCAAGACCAATTCTAACCGTATCGAATATATTAGGAACTATTACGGCTTTAATGGCTGCTGTTAATGCAACGACTCCTTTTAATGATTTACAGGGGGCAAAAATAATTAGACATAGAACTATGGCGGCTTTTTTGGATGCTGCTAATTTTCCCAATAATCAGAATATTTATGGCACCCCTTCAAGCTCTACAGAATTACCACAGGAAATTTATTATATTAACCAAAAACTGTTAGAGAATAGAGAACAGGTTCAATTTGAGTTAGTAAGTGCCTTAGACCTCCAAAATGTAAGGGCACCAAAAAGACAAGTTACAAGAAAAGATTTCCCTGGTGTTGGTACATTTGTAAACGCATGAGTTGGAAAGATCAAGCAATTATTCATGCAGAAGCAGAGGCACCAAAAGAAGCCTGTGGATTGTTGGCACTAATAAAAGGAAAAGAAACTTATTGGCCTTGTAAAAATTTAGCTGAAACAGCATCAGAATATTTTGTTATTAACCCAGATGATTGGGCTGATTGTGAAGATGAAGGCGAATTAATTGGCATTGTCCATTCTCACCCTCTTGGTTCTGCTGTTCCTTCTGAACCTGATAAAGCATCTTGTGAACATTTAGGTTTACCGTGGTTTATTTATAGTGTTCAACATAAAGATTGGATTTCTTTTAAGCCGTCTGGATATGAAGCAGGACTTTATGGCAGGACATGGATCTGGGGCAAGCATGATTGTTGGACTCTTATCACAGACTTTTTTAAGCAAGAAAAAAATATAAACATTCCATACACACCAAGACCAAAAAATATTAAAGAGTTTTCAAGAAATCCTTTATTTGAAGCAACTTTACCAACATTAGGATTTAAAGAAATAAACAAAAATGAAATAGAGCCTTATGATGTTTTATTAGTCGAAGGGCCAGAAAAGAAATTAAGTCATACAGCACTTTACATAGGAGATCAAACAATTTTGCACCATAATATTGGCCAATTAAGTTGTAGAGAAATTTATGGCTTAAAATATATAGAAGCTACAAAGAAGGTTTATAGATATGGAACTTAAAACAATAAGAGTCTATGGAAGACTGAGAAAATTTTTAGGTCAATCAAGTTTTAAGGCTGTTGCATCTAGTCCTGCTGATGCAATGCGTTTCTTGCTTTGTAATTTTCCAAAGCTTGAGAAACATATGATGGATCAGTTTTATAAGGTAAAGATGGGAGAATCAGATATTACAGAGGATTGTTTAAATTTAAGAAGTGAAGACGATATTCAAATCATCCCTGTAGCTGTTGGTGCGGGTGGTTTTTTTGATTCAACAATAGGAAAAATTGTGACAGGGGTAGCTCTTATTGCAGCCCCTTATTTAGCACCAGCCGTTTTAGGGGCGGGTGCTGCTGCTGCTGGAACAACATTAGGAACAATTGGAGCGACTATTGGAACGGCTATGACCAGTATTGGAGTATCAATGGCAATTGGTGGGGTGACACAAATGCTTACTCCAACACCGCCGAGTAACTCAGGTGCCTCGTCAATGGGTGATGATGATCCATTAGCACAAGGCTCTTATGCTTTTAGTGGAATTACAAATGTTAGTGTTAGTGGCATCCCTGTACCTATTATTTACGGTGAGGTCTTTACTGGTTCGATTGTGATTAGTTCAGGCGTTGACACCGTACAAATTGAGGGTACTGCTTAATGCCTAATTCAATACAAGATTTTCGCTTAAGTCAGTCAATAGTTGATCCTGATTTACCAAGTGAAACTCTTTCCGCCAAACAATTTTCAACAATCGTTGAAATTTTAGGAGAGGGCGTTATTGCTGGTTTTCCATCTGCTTTAGATGCAGGATTAACGCATGGTACAACCGCTTATACAAACGCAAGCCTTAAAGATACTTTCTTGAATGGTACTCAAGTTTTACAATCATCCGCTAGTAATTCAAGTCCCTCTGACTCTGATTTTAATTTTCAAAATATAACTTTTGCATCAAAGCTTGGAACTTCAGATCAGACAGCAATCGGCGGAATATCTGAAATTGAGACAGAAATCGGTGTAGGTGTTGCTGTTACTCAATCAACTCCAGTTTCAAGAACTTTAAATGCTAATAAAGATGCTGTCAGGGTTACAATAGGTTTTCCAGCTCTTCAAGATTTTCAAGATAATGGAGATATTAACGGCGCAGAAGTAGCCTTAACTATTCAAGTTATCCAAGGCGATGGCACAACCTCAACCCCTATAAATGACACAGTAAAAGGTAGAACAGCAAGCCCATATTTTAGAGATTATAAGATTAATTTTTCTAGTAGTATTGTTCACCCTGTAACTATAAGAGTCAATAGAACAACAGCCGATAGCACAGAGTCCACTTTGCAGAATGCAATGCAATGGACTTCATACACAGAAATTGTTGATGAGCAAAAAGCTTATGTAAACACAGCACATACAGCAGTTAGATTTAGTGCTGAAACCTTTCCATCCATTCCTCAAAGGATGTATAAGGTTAGAGGAACTTTAATCAAAATTCCTCATAACGCTACGGTCAGAGCAGATGGATCGCTTTCATATTCAGGGGTTTTTAATGGCACATTCAAAGCAGATAAGGCATACACAAATGATCCTGCATGGATTCTTTATGACCTTTTAACAACTTCAAAAGGTTTTGGTGATCAAATAGCAGAAAGCCAGTTAGATGTTTATAGTTTTCAATCTGCAAGCGCATATTGTGGCACACAAGTTGATGATGGGCTTGGTGGTACTGAACCAAGATTCGCTACAAATGTAGTTATTAGAAATTCGCAAGATGCATATTCTCTTATCAATAGTCTTTGCTCTGTCATGAGGGTAATGCCTTTTTATTCAGCAGGAGTTATAAATATTTCTCAAGATCGGCCTGCTGATCCTGCATATTGCTTTAATTTGTCTAACGTTACTGAGGCAGGTTTTGCTTATAATAGTTCAGCTAAAAATACAAAATTTAGTGTTGTAAATGTTTCTTATTTTGATAATGAGACTCAAACAATTGATCACGAAACAGTAGAAGATTCTGACTTGATTACAAAATATGGGGTGAATGTAAAAAATATAAAAGGATTTGCAACAACATCAAGGGGGCAGGCTAACAGACTTGCAAAGTGGTTTTTATATACCCAGTCAAATGAAGGGCAGGTCGTTACTTTTACAACAACAATTGATGCAGGTGTAATTGTTAGACCTGGTTCTGTAATTCAAGTTCAAGATCCTGTAAAGGCAGGAGTAAGGCGTGGGGGTAGGGTTAAAACAGGTGTTTCAACTACTCAAGTAATTGTTGATAATTCAACTGATACAGATTTAACAACAGTTGGAGATGCAACCCTTTCTGTAATACTGCCAGATGGAACATTAGAGACAAAAAGTATATCTACAATTTCAGGCTCAACAATCACTGTTAGCTCTGCTTTTTCTGCTGTTCCTCAAGCAAATACAGCATGGGTTTTAGAAAATGTAACTATTGAGCTTCAATTATTTAGAGTGATTAGTATTACTGAAAGTGCAGAATTAAATTATCAGATTACTGCTGTTGCTCATAATCCAAACAAATATGCTTCTGTAGAAGATGGCACAGACTTACCAGCGAGAGTTATTACAACTTTAACAGCAATAAAAGTAGCTCCTACATCGTTAACAGCAACAGAGCAAATTGTTGTTTTAAATAACAGGGCTGTTTCTAAATTGTTTGTTCAATGGGAACCAGTCGCAGGGGTAACTGAATATAATATCCAATACAGATTTAATAATGAAAATTACATAAGTGAAAGAATCACAAGATCAGATTTTACGATTTTTGAAACACAAAAAGGCGATTATGATATCAGAGTTTTTAGTATTAACGCATTAGGAAAGCCAAGCATAACTCCAGCAACAACAACAATCACAACAGTTGGAAAAACAGCAGTTCCTTCTGATGTTCAGAATTTATTTATTGAACCTATATCGGATCAATTTGTAAGACTACGTTTTGACAAATCAACAGATGTTGATGTTTTGCATGGTGGAAACGTAGTGATCAGAAATTCAAATTTAACAAGTGGAGCAACATTTACAAATGCAGTTGATGTTTTACCAGCCCTTAGTGGAAACGTAAATGAAACAATAGTTCCTAATATTGTTAACGGTACTTATATTTTAAAATTTCAAGATGACGGCGGAAGGCTGAGCAGTGGAGATGCTTCTGTTGTTATGTTGCAAACGGAGCCTGATGTATTTCCTAAATTAACAGTATTAACAGATCGAGAAGATACAGACAGCCCACCATTTGCAGGAACTAAAGTTGATTGCTTTTTTAGTAATGAAGTCAATGGGCTTGTTCTTGGCTCCTTAGAAGAATTAGACTCTGTTGCTGATTTTGACGCAATTGCTGATTTTGATTTTCTAGGAGCTGTTGACATTACAGGTGGTTCATACGAATTTGCTAATACTTTAGATTTAGGTGGAAAACAACCTTTACATCTGGTAAGGCATATTGTTTCTCAAGGTTATTACCCAAATGATTTGATTGATAAGAGAACAGCAAATATTGATACATGGACAGATTTTGATGCAGCAACAGCCTTTAATGTGGGAGCAAAATTATTAGTAGCAACAACTGATTCTGATCCTGACACGTCAACTTCTGGAACTTATGCACAATCAGGAACAACAATTACAGTTACAAAATCAACTCATGGTTATTCTGTTGGCAGTTTTGTAGTGCTTGATTTTACTACTGGTAATGGTGTTGATGGTAATTATCAAATTCAAACAGTTCCTAGTGCAAACACATTTACATTGACAGCTACCTCAAGCCAAACAACAAGTGGAAACTGCACCTATAGCGCAGAATTTAGCCAGTTTAATCCTTTTGTTAATGGTTCTTATATTGCCAGAGGTTTTAAATTTAGGTGTGAAATGGATTCTGACGATCCAGCGCAAAGTATTGAAATTGACCAGCTAGGTTATACAGCAGAATTGCACAGCAGAACAGAAACAAGCTTAGGTAATGCAGGCGCAACGAATGGGCTTATAGCCTCTGGAACATCTAGCAAAACTGTTACCTTTACCAATAGTTTCTTTACAGGTCAATCAGGAACAAGTATTGCAGCTAATTCTGTTTTACCTTCTATTGGGATAACAATAGAAAATGCTCAATCAGGTGATTTCTTTGCTTTATCCTCTATAAGTTCAACTAATTTTGTTATAGATGTAAAAAATGGATCTAGCTTTGTTAATAGAAATTTCAAATACTCTGCCACAGGATTTGGTAGGGGAAGCTAAAAACAAGCGGTTAAGATATACTAAAAAGAAACAAAGAGTAGGAAATGGCAACCCACGATTATGTGATAGATAACTCCACAGGGGCAAATGTAAGAAGTGACCTTAATAATGTATTGCAAGCAGTCTTAACCAACAACAGCTCTGGTTCGGCTCCTTCAACAACTGCATCCTATATGCTGTGGGCTGATACTTCAAACAGTATCTTAAAAATGAGAAACTCAGCCAATGATGGTTGGGTTGACCTGAGAACCCTTACAGGTGGTATTACCTCTTCAGCAGATGCGACTATAAATAGTGTTTCTATTGGTAAGGGTGCAAACTCAGTTGCTGGTAACACTGTTCTTGGAGAAAGTGCGTTAGATGCTTCTGTAAGCGGTGCAGACAACACAGCCATTGGGAAAGAAGCATTAACAACGTTAACCTCTGGAGCAAGTAACACAGCCGTTGGAAAAGACGCATTAAAATTAAACACAACGGGAGGAAAGAATACAGCCCTTGGTAGAAGTGCTTTAGATCAAGCTACAACTGCTAGTGAAAATACTGCTGTTGGATATAATGCACTCTACGCAAACACAACAGGAACAAGAAATAATGCATTAGGAGATAGAGCTTTAGCTTCAAATACAACAGGTAACTATAACTGTGCTTTTGGTAATTTTGCTTTAAATGCAAATACTACAGCCGAGACAAACACTGCTTTTGGTGATTATGCTTGTGCTACAAATACAACAGGAGCAAAGCTTACTGGTGTAGGTCAAAATGCTTTATATGCAAATACTACAGGTACTGAAAATACTGGGATTGGTTATAACGCCTTAGATGCAAACACAACAGGAGGCAACAATACTGCTCTTGGTTCTAGGTCTTTAGGAGCAAACTCAACTGGTTCTGAGAACACTGCAGTTGGAATGAGTTCTTTAACAGCAAACACTACTGGTGCATCTAATACTGGTCTTGGTAGGTATGCATTGTCTTACAACACAACCGCAAGTAATAATACTGGTGTTGGTAAAAATGCATTATTTTATACGACAACAGGTGCTAATAATACTGCTGTTGGTTCTGCAGCAGGTCAATCAAACATAACAGGAGCAGCTAACACTGCTGTAGGTACTTCAAGTTTACTTGCAAATACAGATGGTAGTTATAGTGTTGCTGTTGGTTATCTAGCATTAAATGCAAATAATGGGTCACAGAATGTTGCTGTTGGAAGAGAAGCATTATATGCAAATACATCAGGAATCCTTAATACTGCTATTGGTGATAGAGCTTTAGATGCAAATACAACAGGTTCTTATAATAATGCAGTCGGTGCTGGTGCCTT